CGTCCCTCAAGGTTTGTGTCAGTGTACTCATCATTATATATATCTGGTTCTGAAAATTCTCCAGTTTGTGTAAAACCATCATAATGATTATGCAATTCATAATACACATTGCCAACACGCACAAGTGCTTCTCTTCCAGCATTGTCTGTGTCGCCCTGAATAATTCTTATTGCATATTCATCACCAGCCTGATGACCAGAAGGTATTTCATCAAACACAAGATTTCCACCAGAAATTCTTGCTGACGGAAATTCTGTTTTTAAAATATTAAGAACGTCATCCTGGCTCAACGACTTATAATATAAGTAATTAACTGTTGGTGGATTGTGAATTGACGGTGCCATTTTTCCCTCAATGATTAATAAGCTATTGTCTTTGTCGTACCGGTTGTATTACTAAACACAACGGATTCAACATTGTTTCTTATCCTTACAAGTTGTACTGTTGTTGTGCCAAACCCAGAATTGTCAGATGACCCCTTGTGTGTTCCAAACAAATTAACACTGCCAGAAACACCACGAACTATATCCGGCAGCTGCAATCTAGTTTCGGAACCTGCAGTAGAAGACACTCGTATTGTGCCAGACGCTGCTGTCGACGCTGCATTATACGGTGTTGTTGTTATTGTTCCACGATAGTTTCCTTTCCAACCAAGTGGAAAATATGGAACATCTTTAAATTCTAATTCGCCACCAACAAATTCAAATTTCTCTGTGTCCGAATTATAACCAAGATAATTTATAATAAATGGCTTTGTGTCTGGATGAACAAAATATATTTCATCATTTAATTGACACCAACGCAATTTATCTAAACCAGAACATTGAATTGTTATATCGGTGTTATACAACACTCCACCAGCGACAACATCAACTACACCATCGTGAAGATACAAAAACAATGTCGTGTCACCACCATGAAATGGAACAATACAATAATCATTTGGAATTGTGACTTTAGAAACAAAATCGGTGCCATAAAACTTTTTTAATCCACCCTGTGTTTCTGGAATAAAGTTTTCAATTAACCTAGCTCCAAACTTGTAATCATCAATATCAACACGACCAGCAAGGGCTGGTGACAGCTCCCCGCCATTAAATCCTGTTGTTAAATTTGCTTTATATGAGACCGCCAATGTAAGATAACCTCGCCTGTTGAGAATCACTACGTCCAGTCGGGTTTGCTTCCATTTGAATCAAATCCAACTTACGTGCATCTCTTTTTTTGTCCTTGTACAAACTGTTCAGAAACTTAACATCTGCATCCAGACCTTGTACTTTTCCGGCGATTCTTTCGGCTAACGCAATTGCAACAATATCACAAAACAACGAATGCCATTTGGAAATTGGCACCTTATTGCTTGCATACGGAATCGTGTCTAGTTCACGACGTGTATACAAATAATCAGATGTCAAGAAATAATTGTGTCCCCATTGATATTGATTAGTGCGATAAACATAGAAATCGTCAAAGAAATACATCGACAACCGCGAAAAATCTTGAGGCAAATGATACGCAATATATCCCTTTATTTCTGCGTCAGGGTGAGTATTTAAATCAACCTTAACTGCTTTTGTAAACTTGCGTGCAAAAACCCATTCATACTTATCGAGTTCTGCACGAACACACTGTGGCATGTTCCGCTTGCAAATAACTGCAAGTGGATTTTGCGCATCGTCGATGCTCTGAATACTCAGTGCACCTCCGCACCAATCAATTGCCATATTAGCAATATCAGTCAGTGTCAGTGTGTTCGACATCGCAGAACTCCATTAATTATTTAATCGCGGTGAAATCAACCGTGGCAACACGCCATTCATCCAGACGAGTAGAAGCCAACATCATCTTGGTGTTAACTTGATACGCATCGTCCAAATCATGACGGATACCAATTGTCGTGTTGATATCTTCCCAGATACCGGTCATAACTGGTTTGCCACACACAATTACGATTGTGTCTGCCAGGCTTGCACCAGTAAATACATCGTTGGACAACAGAACAAACGTGAAGCCCAAGAAGTCTTTGTATTCACCAGTTGCCAATGGCTGCATACCAGAAGTGTTCCAGGTGATATACTGGGTATCGTCATTCAACAGACGGCCAAACGCAGCCGGCATGTAAACGACAGGTTTTTCCGACGACAAATCAACGTCCAAGTTTTCGAACAATGTACGGACATCCTTCAACAACGAAGACACTGTATCAGACGATGTCGCAGTTATTTGGTTTGCCGCAGGCAACGCCACTGTGCTGTATGGCGAAACGATGTTCGCTGGGGTTCCACCAGAAACATTGTTAATGCTGGTTATTGCAGAACCAACAGCCGCCTTCAAGAAGAATATATCCTTCTGACGGTTGAATTCTTTAATTGTGGCATCACGATACGAAGACTTGATATCAACCAAGCGCAACAATTGCGATTCCATATAGAACACATCCGTGTGTTCAATGATTACCGGACGCGGTAACCAACGAGTATCCGCTTGCTGTGTATCAATCACAGTAGAACGAATAGTGATAGGGTCCGTAATTGTACGGGCACTAACTTTATTAACGTAATCAACGACCTGAATATCCAACCCAACACAGCCCGTTTTAAATTCTGTAGAACGAGCAGTACGGGAATCACCCTGCTGAACAACTGGCTTAATCAAACCGGTGTATTGCTGGGCTAAAGTCGCCAATTCAAAAGCACTCATAGCCATTTTGTTTTCCCTTTGTTATTGTTTGTTAAACTTTATCGCTCAAACATTTACGCAGGTTATGTGGTTGAGGGCCACGCCAGCAATGTCTTTAATGTCAACGTCCGTCCTAATTCCAACCGCTTCTCACACAATTGTTTTCGGCCGGGTTATGTTGCAGAAACGCGAATTTCACATTTCTTTTATTTGCATTATACACAATTTATTTTTGTATGCAAGAAAAATCTCCGCATAAAATGCGGAGACCTTTGACAATTATTCCTCAACTTTTTCTGTTTTGGATTTCTTGTCTTGTTTGGCCGCTTCCTTAGTAGGTTTAGGGGCGGAAGCCGCCAATCTCTTTTCGAATGCACCAACGTGCTTCAAATCTTTGTCGCGCCACAAATCAGCAAAGAACTCAAACCCTTTCGCGTTTTCTTCTTTACTGCGTTGCCACACAGTATCAACGAATATTTTTACATTCGATTGAAATTCAGAAAACCGTAACGAGCCATTCTTGTTGAAATAAATTTCACGAACAAATGTTTTCTTATTCATTTTCTGTACCTTCTGTTTCAAATTCAACTTGTTTATTCAAAGAAGGACTCATCGAAGCACAAACGTCAGAAATATATTGCTTAAGATTTATGCCACCCAATGTCGCACGTGCATCGTCAGCTTTCTTTTGCAATTCAGAAATGTACTTGCGATATTCCAAGAAACGTTCCAACGCTTCTTTGGTTTCTTCCTCGAATTCATAAATAGCATAAGCCGGTACCTTGTGGTTGCTTGTATAATAATACAAATCACCAGATTCAATGTTTACAAATGACCCATATACAATGTCTTTTGTCACAACTGGTTCTTGTGCGTCAACATCAAAAAACCAAATTGGTGTGCCAATATCAAAAACTTTTACTTCAATCGCCATCATTTAACTCCTTTGCTTTCAGCAATTATCTTGTTCAAACGATTCAATTCATTAATCGTCTTCACATCGCCAGCCATAATTTTCTTTGCGGTCTCTGGGTCGTTGTACATTTCTTTAACCTTATACGAAGCAATCTCAGCCGTTTCACCACCAGACTTGCTTGCGTAATTAGCCAAATTCTTTGACCCATCATTCGCAGCTTGCTTACCTAATAAATAGAATATTTTTGCCGCTTTGTCAACCCCAATCGTATCACCAAGTTTATCCAGTACATCGCCGTCCAAACCAAGTGTTTCTTTGAAGTCTGCAACCGCTTGGCGTGCAACTTCCAAATTTAAATCGTATTCTGCACCCCAATCTTTCTTTAATGCTTCACGGTCTTTTTCTGCTTTGCGTTCAAGCTCTTCTTCGTTTGCCGTTTGCATTTGCTGTTTGTGTGATTCTGTATACGAGTCAACAAATTCAGACAATGCTTTGGCTTGCTTAACTGATAATCCAAGCTTGAGCATTTCTTCACTCGCAGCTTTAGCAAAATCATTATCAGATAAACCGTAATCTTCAGCTTTATCAGGACGGCCCAAAGCTTTCCACACTTCCGAGTAGTCTGGGTCTTCACCATCTTTCGCTTTTGGTATTCTGATAATTTCATTCTTGTCAACCCCCATAAGCTTTTCAATGTTTTGATAACTCTTTACCAATTCATTGGCATCGTTAAAGTGTTTGGTCTGTATCAAACCTTTATATTCGTCCGATAAATTTAAACTGTCATACCAATTAGTCGTTACAGTTTCACCACCTTCATTCCCCGGTTGTACAACTGTCTGTGTCCCTTCTGTTTCTGCCATCTTCTATCCTTTATTTTGTTATTTTACCAGCCAATTCAGATGCCAATGGCGTGAACGGCTGTGGTTCATGTTGTTCCTTTTCCGCTTTAACAGCTTCAAGAATGTCCTCAACAACCCGACGACGGCCAATCTGTACCATTATCGAGTTCGTGTTTCTAGCTGAGTCAGACCCAGCCAATGGATTCTTTGGCGCAATTAAATCAAACCACGCCTCCGCTTCGCGAACTGGACACTGTCGCAACCAGTCGCGCAAAATCGTACTCCTTAATTCAATCATCACACTACCTTACTTTGTAGCCCCGCTTGCCAAGTTCGCCGCATCGCTTATGTCTTTAATACCACTTCCAATTCCGCCAGCATTCTGCGCAAGCAACGCCATCTCAGCTTCTTGCGTCTTCTGTGTGACAACCGCCTGCTTCTCTTCCGGCGTGTTCAATGTTTCATACGGAACATTAAATATTTCCGCAAGTACTTGCTTGCAACGGTCAATGTTCATTTCCGTATCTAAACTCATCAACGCACCAAGATACTGAGCCATAGTCATAATCCCATTCGCAGAATCAATACGCTGGCCCTTTAACATCGGATTGTCTAACGTGATATCAAAGTCTGTCGCTATGCCAAGGTCTTTGATTTCCGGCGGGAACGACGGTAACATATGCATGTCACCGTAATATTGCAATTCCAATTCAATCAATGGAATCAGAACTTCCCTCGCAATACGGTCCCCAGTCGGAGCAACCATGTTCGCTTTCTCGTTAGCTTTTAACATCGAGTCAGTTGCAGAACGCGACTGCGTTTCATTCAACGACAAGAAAAAGTTAACAAATAAAGCAATCTTTATCTTTTCTTGGTAATCTTTTTGCACGTATTCCGTCGTCGGAAAATCCGGATACTGCAAACGCTGTACCGTCGGACGACCGTCATCGTCAATACCACCTTCGATTATGTTACCCATACCAGCAAAATTACGCGGGTTGATAACATCTTCCCCAACCAAGAAATCTAATCTGGCCGCCGCGTCACCCAACTTCAATATGTTGTAACTCAATGAATTCAACGCCTTCATCGATGGCATAATTTCCATCGCTGGCGAAAATCCATACGGGTCATCCGAAGATGGATAAACGTTTGAACGACCACAAATGAACCGCGACTTTGGCGTGGTCTTCTTTTCTAATACCACGTGATTCGTGCGGTCAATCCATACATTATCAAACTTCCCAGACTCTGTCAAGGACGGTTCAACAACACACAATAATTCCATCTTCTCTTCCAACCAACGAGGGTTGTCAGCATCACGATACTTTTCAGGAATGTAATCAGGAAACATCGTGCGTAAATTGCGATACGTCATCTCAACCTTGCGATAAAACGTATTCACAAACCCATCCGAGTCTTTGTCAATGCAGAATTCTTTTATCGGTAACGCTTTGTAAATAACCGAACGCGTACGTAGGTCCTTCGTCAGTTCCAATATACAATGACCGTAAACAGCTAAAGATATGTACGCTTCGGAAATCGCACCAGTAAATCCAGACCGAGCCGAATATCTTTTCCTATGCAAAAATTCAGACTGCTGGTCCAATATGTAACCATACTGTTCTTGCAACTGTGGGTCGAAGAACGTAAAGTTGTGCCAACGATACGCCATAGGGGTAAGTAGCGAATGCATAATCGCAGCGTGCGTTGGCAACAACAACTGAAATGTGTCGTCCGTCTTCGGTATCAATTGCGATAAATCTCCGTTCGGACGAGTCGTGCGGAAGTACGCATTACGCGGGTCCGCTAAAATAGCAAGCTCACTCCAGATGCTTAAATAATTCGTGCGCTTCAGCTCTAACTGCTGTAAACGATAATCATAATACGCAATAGCATTCGGTTGCGTTACGTCTGGTGTCTTTAATGCTTCTGGATTAATCTGTTCTTGCATGTTACATACCTATAATGTTTGATAAAGAATTTTTACGAAATACAGCCGTAGCTTCTTTGGGGGCACGACCTAAAAACGTAGACAACATACCACGACGATTGCTCTCTTTCTCGTACGCAGCATCTAATGGATTCTTCGTTAAACGCGAATTCATCGGTGGTACCGGCGGTAATGGCCCGTTCGCTCCTTTAAGAGCCATATTACCAGTAGCACTCATCGGTGCAACCGGCATTACCGGCATGCGAGAACTCGTCGCAGAACGATTAATCCCACTGCTAAGTAAAGAACTGCCTCGCGCACTGCTTAACGAGTTGTTCCCTATAACACTGTTGTTCGCTTTCGGCGCTTTTGGTGAAAATAAACTGCTCACAAATTCC